GTTTTAACTTCGCCCCCCTTAGTTGTAGCACCATCACGTATTTCATCCCATTTCCGACCTATAGTGTCCCTTATATTATCCCATATAGCACCTATCCCATCGCGTATACCGTCCCATACTTTACCAATAGCATTTTTAATTTCATTAAACTTGGTAGTAGCTGCCGTTACAATTTCATCCCATTTTGCGCCTACAGCATTTTTAATTTCATCCCATTTTGCCCCAACAGCATCACGTACTTCATCCCATTTCCTACCAATGGCATCTTTAATTTCATTAAACTTTGTTGTAGCCGCAAGTACGATCTCATCCCATTTTTTACCTACGGCCTCACGGATCTCATCCCATTTTTTACCTACGGCATTTTTAATCTCATCCCACTTCTTACCAATAGCCGTAACTATCGGTCCAATAAATCCAACAAGTGCATTCCAAGCGTTTTTAGCCGCATTTGATATAAGAAGCCACGCTATTGTGAACACTTGTCCTATAATATGTGCTATTTGTCCTAGGACCCCACCTAACCATTTAGCACCACCAGAGATTGCATTCCATGCTGTAGTTGCGGCACTAGAAATAGTATTCCATGCCGCCTTTAAAGCATTAATCGCTGGTTGGAAAAATCCAACTATTCGTCCACCGGCTTCTTGAGCGCCTTTTACAATGTCATCCCATACTTTACCTATTGCATTTTTCCATGTATTTAAAGTAGTAGTAATATTGTGAAATGCTTCGGCAAACCCATTTTGTATCGCCGTAGGAACCCCAAGTATCCGACCCTTAACATCATCAAATGCTTTTCCGATCTGGTCAACCCCAGAACCAATATCCACGTTGCCAAGTGCTTTCAGCTGACCTTCTATCGGGCTACCGGCCATTGGATCCTTTCTAGATGTTCGTTCTTCTGTTCTAAGCGGTTCCCCTTCTTTACTTACTTGAACTTGTCCCGTTACTAGTTCTCCTTGCGGTGCAACTCTCTCTTTAAGACGTTGACCCCACGGACCAAGCTCGTTAAACCATTTACCAACATCTGGTGCTGCCGGACCTTTCTCTTGTTCTCTAGATGTTGGTGGAGGTGTTGGTGAAGTTATATCAGAAAAATTATGAACAGTTCCATCTGAACCAAGATATTGACCTGGTCCTAACTGAGTTCCGGTTTCACCAACTGTTGGTGTTTGAGACTTCGGACCGACGTATTCAGTAGTTTTGGGCGGTCCTTCGGGCGTCGTCGTGGTTACTTGGGTCCCCTTAACTTCGTTTACTGTTATCTTTGTCTCTTTTGGAGCGATCCCTACTATATCTGAAATTATCTTTGCTAATACCCCCGCAGCCTCTTTCAAGGCATTAAGCACGCCATCTACCAAATCACGGAATGGCTTCCAATTAGTATATAGAAGGTAAATACCAACTGCAAGAGCTGCTACTGCCAGTACAATAATACCAATCGGATTTGCCGCCCACAAGGCATTAAAAACACCTGTTTCTGCACTTCCTACCAGTATAGCCGCGTCTACTTCCCCGTATCCCAAAGCTAAAAGTGCCGCATTTGCTTGCGCCACTGTTAATCCAGAACTTAAGAGTGCCTGTGCCGCGGCGGCTGCGCCTGTTTCCACTGTGACAATACCAAGAGCTGCTGCTATAGGTGTCAAGACGCCTAACACTAACCCCCACCCTATCGCAAGTTGATTGGTAATAAGCGCGATTGGTCCGATAGCTGCTAAGAACAGACCAAGTATAATTAATGAATTTTGTAACGGTTGCGGAAGAGTAGCAAATATACCAACTAGCCCAGCTACGGATCCTATAATGCTTTCTATTACTGGGATAAACCCAGTCAGCATATTAATTAGTGAAAATCCAAGAGGAGCAAATGCTACTTCTAATTTGTGCCGTAGTATGTCTAGTTTTTGACTAAATGTAAGTGCCGCTGTAGCAGTGCTTTCTAAACTGCCCGGCATACCTGCCATTGATTTTATAAACGCATCAGAAGAAATACGACCTTCATGTATAGCTCCAGTGATATTAGCACCAAATCGTGAACCAAACAATTGAACTGCTGTAGAATCTTTGATGGTTCCGTCTTCAATTCCTTTGAAGAACGCCTGCATCATATCGCTAGACTTACTGGTGTCTAGACCCAATTCTTTTGTTTTCGCGGATATTACAGTATATGCATCGGCTAACGCACCCTTTGTAGCCACAGATCCCTTTTGTAAGTTTGACCACGCATACGCCATACCTCGAACAATATCAGTTGAGTTAAGTCCAGCAGCATCGAGCTGGGCCATTATAGCTATTGTCTCTCGAAGGTTGAATCCCGCTTCTCTCCAAACGGTTCCAAACTTATCTACATCCGTTGCAAGTTGAGTTACTGGAACATGTGTTGCTTGAAATGTATCAAACAGGGCTTCCATCGTGCCCTTAACATCTTTTGCTGCTTCTGGCCACTGTTTAAACATCTTGCTAACAGCATCTGAAAGACCAGTTGCGCTTTCAGAAGTGACACGAGCAAGGTCTAGCATTGACTTGCTAGTTGTACCTACGTCAATATTCATCCCCCGTAGGCGGTCCTGCACTGTAGCGATTACAGTAGCAACTTGCGTAGCACTCTGAGGGACGTTAGAAAATACGTCACGAAATTGCGACTTAAGTTTTTCGAGTTCCGCACCAGTAGCACCAGTCTGCCCGGTAATTATAGAATATCCTTTTACGACCTCCTGAGCACTTGCAAGTGCTACGGCACCAACTGCCATAATCGGCACCGTCAAGGCGGCAGACATTCCAACACCAATCGCATTCCACGCTCCGACGGCGGCACCCATACCCGCCATCCCTGCTTTAGCCCCCGCAAGCGCAGCGATAAATCCAGTTATGTCTCCATTAATCCTTACTACAAAATCCCCTAGGATATTAGAAACCATATTTATTCCTCAATTTCAAGCTCGTCCGCGAGTCCCATGGATCTAAAGTGTTCTCTAACTTCTTCTGCTTCTGCAAGTTTTACTTCACGTGGTCTGCGGTCTACCATTGCTTCATCACCGCTAATCGCTTCAATCGACCGCAATGCTGGATAGATGTTTCTACCTAAAATATCTTCTATTTCCAACTCCATTCCCCATGCGCGTCCTAAAATAAATGTTTGTTGTGCAGTTTCTAGTCTTGCACGTTCTAAGCGCCAGTTATGAGCATTGTACAAATCGACGAGTTCTCCAAATGTAGTCTTACCGAGTGAATCGCAGTTGAGTCCAATTGGACCCAACCCGATCTCAAAAATGAGAGACCAATTTGTCTTGAAGTCGTCGTACGTTACTTTTTTGGGGGTTTACCAGTCTTACCCGATTTCTCGTTAGGGAATCGCTGCCTATTTGAAAGTGCGATGGCGTCTGCAATCTTAGGCATTATATTTTCATTAGCTTCGTTTAGATCAAACATGTTGCCAACGTCTTCTTTTGTGATCTCTGGATGATGTGCCATTAGACCAACATATATAAGATTACGAATCATTCCGATCCTAAAATTCAGGTTTAGTGGTTGCCCTTTAGAATCGGTCATCATAGTGCCATTTTCATCAATGGACGGACTAAATACCTCTAGTATACTTTTATCATAAATATTTTCAAACGCGTCTAGTGCGTTTAAATCATACCGTAAGGTATACGTCTTCATCTCGCCATCGTCGCCTTCTACGTCAATGTCTATCTCACTTTTAAGTTTTCTCATTACTAATCTCCTGCTGTGAAGATTGTGGCTCGGTTTATATTGTTTATTCTTTAACTGCGCCCTTACTCATCGCAGCCACAAAACTTCCGACAGACGTGCTATCCCACGTGATGTGACAATAGCCACTGGCATCGTTGTAGTGTTGCGTTGAAAACGGTCCAACTACGTTTACTCCCGTCGGGCAAACAACCGAGGTGCTAGTTAGAACCCCAAAGTCCCCTCTTCGCTGACCAACGATTGTCACAGTTCGTGACGCTGCTGCCGCTCTAACAATAAGAACGGTTTTGCCGTCGTTCTTGAAACGAGAGCCAGCACCTAGAACCCCAGAACCGTCCGCAATTTGCGTGAAGTTGGCCGTCATGTCAGTTCCATTCTGTGTAGAGGTATAAACAGTTAATACTTGTTCTGCATTTGTCATCTTTTATCACCCCTTTACTCCTTAACTGTTCCAAGTTTGACAGCCGACATCTGTATGTCTGCGAAGCCGGTTCCAAACACAACAGTCATATATCCATCGGCATCGTTAAAGTGTCTGGTACTAAACGGACCTAATACGTGCCATTCGTACGGTATCGTTGCTCCAACGAGAGTCACTGCTACGTCCGCTATTGCACCAAAGTTGTCTGTTCCAACGCCGGTAAGCGTCGCAATAACTGATGGTGCTGCTGTGTTCTGAACTAGTAGTAATGTATTTCCGTCATTCAAAAATTTGTTTCCAGAGGCTACTCCTGCAGTCCACACGAGTATTACATTCCCTGTGGATGCAACTGTTTGTGCTGCCACAGGCGCCGCACCGGCGACTCCGTATTCATTAGTTGTTACTACTGTTGATGTTGCTACCATTTTAACTCACACTCCGTGTTAGTGCTCCGGTGCCAGTAAATGAAATTGCTGCTGTGTAAACACCGTTGTCTGCTGCTGTGTATTTTAACGACTTTATGATTGCTGTTCCGGTCCAATACCCATTGGGATTTGCGGGGGTACTAATTGCTAGACGAAGTGGCTGTGGTGATGCTGCTAACCACGCATTCTCAACCGCCTGAATTCCGGTATCCGTTTCTACAATCATTCCATCTGCTTCAACTGCCCAATCACGGTTTCCTGTGATATACTCTTTCCACAATCCGCTTTCTTTGTTGGTGGTTTCTATTGTATCCTCTGCCATGGTTAGTGTGCAGGTTTTTTGAAACGCCACCATGTGATACGATGGTGTGTCTGCTGTTGGTGTAGTATCAATCAGAGCTACAACACTCGCACCTCTTATTTTTGCTGCCATATTTATATTCAACTCCTCACATTATATTATATTTCACTTTTTTCTAATAATAATCGCAACTAAACCTAACATACAGGATCTGCTGTGCCTTGTCTGCAGCATAATGCCACCTACGTGACCCAGGATCGATGTTGTATTTTACAATACACCAATGTTCGTCTAAATGGTCGGGTAGTGCAGATAACGCTACAAGTGTTTCTTCTTTGAGTTGGTCAAGTTGGTCGTATCCTTCTTCTTTTGTGTAAATATGAATTGTAATTATTAATTCTTCTCCTTCATTTGCTTTTGTAACAAATTCTGCCGCAGTCGTCGATTCTCCGATTACAACAGTTGGGTCATCGTGTTCTGTTGGTGCCGTTCCGTTGAAAACATCCGCATTAACTCCACCACTTAATACTTTGTTTAACTGTGTTCGTAATGCGTGTTCCGATGAATGTTTGACAAACGGAGCATTGAATACCATTTCACCACATCATCATAAATAGTCCCAGTGCTTCTGACAATTCTAAACCCTTCGTAGCTTCTATGGCTGGATGCATAAAGGGATGGGCTGCAGTTCCTTCTGATTTGATGTGCGCCCACAACTGTCCACCCGTCATTCCATGAGCTTCTGCCCATGGGGTGATAGCTTCCATTGGAGGAGTATGTGGTCGTGTTCCGTATTCAAGATACGGTGCATATGCTACCCCCGTAGGTCCAACTTCATAATCCCCTGGTCCACCAGCACGTCGAACCCCATTTTCTTCTAACGCCCTGATAAGATAATTGGTATAAACAGATTCGTTTTCTTGTACAATCCGTACCATATTGTCCCTAAGTTTTTCAGCATAATGTTTACACAGTTCATCTTCTATCAGTTCGCCTTTACCAGCGAACGTCGCAAGATTTGTAAGAAATGCGGAAGTTCCTAAAAGTTCTGCATATATTCCGCCAGCCATTATAACTCCTCGTGGGCAAAGATTTCCCACTGCGTGTGCCTATTTTGAATATCTAGGGCATAAACTATTTTAAACTCACGCCATTTTTCTAATGCCATATCATAGTGACGCAGACGTTTTTTAGTATCAATATTCTTATTAAAACGCATTTGGATTCTATGACTAACAGTATGTCCTAGTTGTAATGCTTGGAATATTTCAACTCCACTAAGGGGCATAATTTTTGCTCTAGTAGTATCTATAACAGTCTCAACCGTCTGCGGAGATCCCGTTTCCGTCTTTGATATTGTCATCTCAACTATATCCAATTCGTCCCGTAATGAGCCAGTTGATGGGCTTAATACAGGTCGAGCAAATGGAATCAAGTTTGCTAATGATGCCGCTTCTGAAGAACTAGTAGCGCCGCCTTTTTTAGCTATAGTAATCTCCCCCGCCTATATGGTGCAACCTGCATTTTTACTGCCGGTGGCAACACAAACATCTCACGGTTTTCATAATGGGCTGCAGCGCTGTTTCTAATTGCTTGTAAGATTGGCTGTGGAATTTCTTCTGTTGTTTCATAACCAGCATAATAATCTACTGTAAGAGAACCATCATCATAACTATCAATCAAGACTAAATCTTCATCTTCAAGTCGATAATCATCAGTTACTACTAGGACTTCTACAAGTCCGTCGCCGTCAACAAACGTAACCTCTTCTATCGATTGAATTGGTGGTCTTGGTAATGTTATTCTGTTGTCGTCATCGAGTTCGTCTGGTCTGAAATAAAGTCGCCATTCCTGGGTTAGTAAAGATTGTTTTACGTGTGATTCTATTAATTGCCTAAAAGCGACGATCCATTCTTCTATGAGATCGTCGTCTGCATCTCCAGTAAGGATCAGGTCTGATTTGACCTGCTCCACTGTTACTGGTTCTTCGATTGCATCTTCAAGCTTTTTTAGGCGCATGATAGAACTCTGCGTATCCCTTCTTAACTAATGCTCGGGCTATATGAGGGGGGAGATTGTGTACCTCCCCTATCTTATACCCAGTTTCTATTGTCTCCCCATTTTCATCCGTACCATTCCTCAGCATGGTTCGGAGCATCATAACGCGATTTCCACGCGGCATTATGCTTCTGCAGCGTATGGCTCTACGTATAGTCCGCCACGTCCAGCATATCGGAAGTGTCCTTGGACTGCTGTCAGTGTGTATATTGCTGAATCCCCAGCACTTGCATACAGCCTGACATACCGCTTGTTTCCAGTATATGCAAACAGGAATTGTTTCCCAGTACATGCGGTTGTTGGCGTAAACGTTCCAGTACTCTGGACCCATTGCCCAACTGCTGGATATGTGTTGTTCGCTAACGTTCCAGTTCCAAGATATGCAGCTGTATTGTCTGCTACTGCAAAGATAACGTTTCTGCCCGTAACAATAGTGCCAGCAGTTGTAGTACTAGTATCGTTGTCGTAAAGGGCATACACGCCATTTACTCCGGCAGCTACGCCGAAAGTCAATACAAACATATTTGATTCAAATCCCTGCGTATCTAAACAACTACCTGCGGTAGCCGCTGCCATCTTAGTGTTTGGTGCTTCTGATATTGGAGCCACCATTACACTAAACTTCAGTTTATGTAAATCTTCTTTATTTGCCATGTTTTTTCACATTTCCCCCCCGCTCAAGCGGGGCGTGAGATCTGATTCGTTTTGACAATCAGACCCTTCATCATTTTTCTGTGAGGTCGCCTCACGTTCTTCAGTCTTTAGAATCGCAATTATCCAGTCGCAATTTTCAACCGCACCATTGCAAGCGTTTATATTCGCTGCAAGTTGGTCGCGTTGCTGTATAAGTTGCGCCTTTCGTTCTTCGACTTGTTCTATCGTTATTCCCATTAATTATCTCTCACTCACTTTATGCCCAAGTTGTACTCAGTGTTTTAGTTAGTGCATCCGCGTGTCTGCACGCCTTAACATCTCCATCGAAAAAGATGCCTATTTTTCCAGCACCTGGATCAAACCAGACTCCACCAGGACTGAACACAATAGGTGCAGTACTTGAGCTAGCTCCGACAATCATACTGGTTACGAACGTTGATGTTCCATCAGCATATAAATTGCCAGAAGTGGCAGATGCTATCACCTTGGTCGTGGCGACTGTTAGATCACTCGTAACATCCAACGTTGTCCCAACGGTCATTCCCGCTGTAACGATTACCGAAGCGGGAGTAGAAGCAAAGCTCCCACTCATCGCTAGGGATCCTGCGGTTGTTACATCCAACGTTCCGCCAGACTTGATTGTGATACCATCTTTGGTAGGAACCCACAATATTTGCTTTGTGCGAGTCATATTCTCCACCTACCTACGCCCATGCGCCGTTTAATGTCGATGTTAATGGACCTGCCTTCTTAGCTTCTAGATTTCCACCTGCGGTGAAGTAGATTGCTACGACTCCTGCCCCTACTGCTGCGGCGTGCGATCCATTTGGATCGAGTAGAATTGCCCCAGCCGTAGCCGCGGTTTGCCCAACGCAAACAATGCCTTTTAAGGTAGCGGTTCCCGCAGTATAAATGTTTCCTGTTGCATACAAGATAACATTGCCACCGCCTACCGTTAGGTTGCCAGTTACTCCGAGAGTTGTTCCGACTGTTGCCGCACCCGTAACTGCGAGTGAAGCAACTGTGCCAGTATCTGCAGAGTAACCAGTAGCAACCAACGTTGCTCCCGATGCAATAGTGAGAGTCCCACCAGTTGTGATAGTTATACCAGTTTTGGTGGGGTACCATTTAATGTTCTTCGTGTGTGTCATATTCCTTCCTCCTACCCTTTATGACTAATTTAAACTGCAGTGTGCATCAACAGACCAACGTATGCATCGTAGTCTATGACATCTCCGCCTACGCCCAATCTCTCCGTCTTGAAGATAATTCGGCCAAAGTCTGACTGTTCGTCTCTGATTACAAACGCGCCCGGTGCATCCACAATAGTGTACGCCTTGTTAAAGTCACCATACGCAATTGGTATATTTGTATCCGTAGTTGTAGGCATGTTGTACATAAAGTGCACTGGCTTTCCAAGAAGCATTGCTTCTCCCGGCGCATCTGTATAGTTAGCCGTTGCTTGAGTCACGTTGTCCTGTAGCATGTAGCTTCCAACTGCATCTGTCAAGAGATCCAGTTGTAAGAATGTTGACCTGTTCATGATCCATGAGGCTCCTGGCTGATATTGATCTGCTAGGGCTGCCTTCATTGTCTTCAGAACGTCAAAGCTTGGTATAATACCTGTGTTGTCACCTGTTGGAACAAGTTGTACGTGATCTGCAGTCCCAACGACTGCGCCTCTCTGTGTTATTCCTGCAACAGTCATAATACCCTTGGGACGTCCGACTCCGCTTCCTGTAAGGAATGCATTTCCTTCTAGTAATGCAAACGCATTAGCGTATTTGCCAAGTAGCCATCTCTCAACGTCGAATGCCGCGAGTCTAGCCATCTTCTGCGTGATCCGTGGGAACACATACATTGGATGCGTAGGGATCTGCCATTTGTCGATCTCTGGGGTATCTCTCTCTGCCGCAACTGCACGTTCGCTAGTCCATCCTGCATCGAGTGTACCACTTTCGTAGAGTCCTTCTAGAGTGTCTCCATCCTGTAGCATAACGGTGTTTGAAATTGAACGCATTGGGTCAATTTTGACTACGGTTTCCAAAATTTTATTATACATCGTAGTCGGCATCCAGTGACCACCAGTTCTTAGATTGTCACTAGACAACATTTTCATTTCAAATTCGCTCAATTCTGAATATTGCGTGTCGTCATACTCTTTTCCTCTCATCATCCAGTCACCAAACTCTTTCGTCTGGAGTTGAACAAGTTCTTCTTTGACTTGCATCCCTGCTGGAATGTCAGTTCTGTTCATTGACGTTAACGCTTGATCCATTTTTGTCTGAAGCGCATCAATCTGCGCTGTTTGCGACAAACCAGTGTCCTTCATGTGCGACATAAGAGCATCAACGGTCGTCTTGGCACCGCTCACTTCCTCTTTCTGTTGCTTCACAAGAGCCATTAGTTCATCGATCGTAGGTATCTTTTCTGCCATTTTAATTCACCTAGGTGTATCTTTTTCTTCTTTAGTATCCGGGGTTGGTTGTGTATCCTCTACCGGCATTACCATACTTTCTAAAGCGTCTAATTTCGCCTTAAAATCATTTACATCGCTTAATAGATCTAATACTGCCGCTGCGGCAGTTGCATATCCGGGTGTTTGTTCGATTGGGATTTCTGGTTCTGGTTCTGTTGGTATGTCCTCACTAACGGGTTCGATTTCTGGCGGTTTAACTGGGGGAGTCTCAACGACTTCTGGCTCTAGCTTCTCTGGTTTCGTTTCTTCCGTAGCTTCTTCTACCACTTCTGGTTTTGGTTCTGTATTCTCTACAACCGGTTCTGCTTCTTCAATAATTTCGGGTTTGATGTCTTCCTGTTTCTTACCTTCTTCTATAACAGGAGTTTCTTCTTTATTTTCAGGAATATTGTCGTCCTCCTTATAGGATAATTTTGAATTGTATGATTCGTATATCTCTCGAATCTTTGACATGGCGTCTTCTGCGCTTAGACCTTCTGTTTGCTCTTTTACTGAGGTAATCTCTGCTTCAAAATTAGCTGGCCATGCAGTAATACTTGCTTCGTATACATCCCCATAATCTATCTGGTGTTTACCATCAGAACGATAACTATCTTTCCTCGTGATAAACCCTGGTGAAAGATAATTAAGTAGTCCGCGTTTCAAGAGACTGTATACTTCTCGTGCTTTAGAGACATTAAGATCAAGTTCGCCATCGATAAATACGCCCTTTTCATCTTCAATCCATTGCTTAACTTCCCCAATGATCTCATTGCGGTCGTGGCGGAAAATTATCGGAAGGGGCGATCGTGCCATGTGCCACGCACCGGGCATGACGATATCTCCAGCTTTGTCCACGGTGTTGAACGTACTAAGATACCCCGAAAAATGTCCCTGTTCCCCCTCCAGGGATTTAGTATCCAAAATAAACTGATAATCTTTATACTGTAACTTGTCGTCTGTCATTAACTCACCTTGGCCAAGGTTTATATAAGATGTATGATTATGATATGTAGTTCTGAGGTTAAATACCGATCGGTTTCTGATAGATAACTAATTGATATAACAATCTCTGATAGGTTATATGCGCAATGTTGGTATATAAATATATTGGTAAAAATATAACTAATTAGATAAATTTATCTAGAAACCAGTGTCCGTCATCTCTACGAAAAGGAGTCCCTTTCAGAATAAGCTCGACGGGTACGCCAACTTCCTCACTTTTGTATAGATTATATACGATATCAAATGGAACCAAAAATGCCGTTCTAGGATGCCCACGAAATTCAACTGCTAAATATCCAGTCCTTCCACTATCATCACAAAACTGCGCCATCCGATCTAATTGCGAGACGGGAGTCAAAGAGAAGTGGCGTGAAAAATAAAGATATTTTTGCTTTTTAAGTAACATAGACTTTGCCTCGATAGCCAAATAATATCTTCTATCGAGCGAATCCACTACAACATCACAAAACTGCGGAGAAAAGCGGCTCGCCTTTTCGAGCCTGTG